CCGTGCTGAAGACGTGGACGCGCCGGCCCGCCGGGAAAGTGCGCGTGTCCGCCGGGATGTTGGTCGGCGATGTGACCTGCAAGCTCCAGTAGTTGCCGGACGCTTCGCCTGCCGACACAAGCCAGAACTCGTTGTTGATCGGCGAGTACTGGTCCGCCTTGATGAAGGGCGCAATCTGCAACACGTCCGCGTTGACGCCCTGCGGCACAACCTTGTGGCTCATGTTGACCTTGTTGGCCATCAGGAACTCGTAGAGCCCGTTCTGATTGGCCTCGCACTGCTTGATCTCGAAGTCCGACATGAGCAGCGCGTCAAGCACGCGCATGTCCCCCGAGCTTTGGTAAACAGTACTCAGGTCATCGGTCGTGAGCGGAATGGCGTCGCACAGCGCGACAGAGCCGCACTGCTTGATGTTCGTGGAAATCGCGGGCGCGCATTTCGCGAAGGCATTGGCATTAAGAGTCATACGTTTTCAGCGTTCGCGGGCTCCGCACCGTGCGTCGCCCGATTACGCTGTCAACGTCCCTTGATCGCCCGGGCTGCGAAAGCTTCAAGCGCGTTGGAGGGCTTGCTCGACTCCGTTGCCAGTATCGGAGCCATCCGTGGCACTATTGGCGCCGAGGGTGACTCGGGTTTCTCGTCGTCGGGCTGGTTCAGTCGCGCTTCCCGGTCCCTCATGGCTTTCAACATGGGGTGATGATCTGGCGGAGGCGCGGTTTCCTCGCGCAGCAGCCCGCGCCGCTTGGCCATGCGCTCGAATTTTTCCTTTCCGTACTTCAGGGCTTCGGAGGCTTTGTTCTTGTAGTGCTTCTCGACAAGAAACTGGACATCGTCTGGCGAGAACTTCCACACCCTCTTTCTCTCCTCTGCCCCAAGCGATCTATACTCGTCTTGAGTCACAAACCTCCTGCCATTTTCGTCCAGCCTATCCTCGGGAGGTCTTGCAAGCATCATGTCTTCAAACGCATAGGCGTACTCCGACGCCAACCGATGGCCGTACTGATTTCCCGACGGGACCTCGATTTTCGAGCAGTACAACACCTCGGTTATTGCCTCAAGTTCACCAGCAAATCTGCCCAGAAGCGCGAACGTGTCTTCGTCGGCTTTTCTGAGTGAGTCAATGGCTTTGAGGTTTAATTCTCCGTCGTCCCCAATCACACTCTTGTACTCGTCGCCAAAAACTTCCCAGAACTTACGAGCCACACCGTTGACGTGATTTTTGATGTCATTCTTGGCGGCCTCGTATTTCCCCCTGTTCTTCAATTCGGAGAGTTCCCGCTTCAGCGTGTCAACGTCCGGATTCGGCTCTTTGTCCTTCTTCTTCGACTCGCGCTCGTCAATGAGCAGGTCGGCTTGGGCCTCGACGTAATCGTCGTCATCGTAGGCAACTTCCTTCTCCAACGATTCCTTGAACTCAGCGTGCTCCTCGTCGTCTTCGTCGAACTTCTCGCCAGGGTGCTTTGCTTCCCAGTCGTCTGCGTACTGCCGCAACCGTTTCAGGTTGGCTTGGGTTTTGTCCGCAAGCTCCTTGTACCGCTCCGGGTGAAGTTTCTCCATCCGCCGCAACACCCGCGTCCGGCGGTCCTCTTTGACCTCTGGCTGCGGCTTGGGCTCCTCCTTTGGCGGCTCCGGCTTCGTAGCCTTGGCGATGGATTCGCCGATCACACGGCCCAGCTTTTCTTCGTCGAACCCGCTGCGCGCGTCTTCGGCAGGAATGGCTTTCACCTTGGGCGCCTTCGGCTTTGTCTTGGGCGGCTCTGGCTCGGCCTTGGGCGGCTTCTCAGGCTTGACCTCTCCCAGATACCGTGATGCAAAGGCAATAGCCGGCGCGAGATCGGGCGCCTTTTCTTGGGGAGGAGTTGCGTTGGTTGGTTCTTCGGTGGGCAGTGGCATGGTTCAGCGCTTGAGTTTGAGGGTGATAGGTTTCAGTTCTCGTTCAGCAAAACGGTCCAGCAACGCAAGACAGCGGCCCAAGTCGCATGCCCGGCGCATTGCCTCGGTGGACATCAGTTCGCTGTTGGGGGTGTCTTGAGAGGCGTGGGCTTGGGTCAGCGCCTCCTGTTCGGCCAGCCGACAGTGTGCGGCCAGTGCGGTGCGCAGGACGCGGGCCTCCGGTTTCGCCAACCATTCGTAGAACGCTTTCTCCAATTCCATCGAAACCGGCTCGGCCTCCAGTTGAAACATCTCTGCGCTCTCTTTGCCCATGTCTGTGGGCCACTAGACCACACCTGCTTGGGGTTGGCAAGCGTTTGTCACACTACCGGCAGTGCCGCCTGTGGCACCAAACCGACTGGAATTTGCGGCATTTGCGCCGGCTCAGGTGGCGGTTGCGTGGCCGCGGCAACCACCGCCTCAAGTTTGGACACCATCTCGGCCACCTTGCTTATCTCCTCTTGGTTGCGCTTGGTGGCATCGGCGAGCGGCTTGGCAACGTCGTTGACGATGGACTGCTGCAACTGCTGTAGAATGGGCGCGATCTGTTGCAGGATGGCATCCGGCGCTTGGCCCGGCTGTGCTGATGTGATGTCGAAATCTGCCGGAGCGCCGGCAAGTTTTGCCCCCTTCTCCAACAGCTTGACGACACGTTCAGTGCCCACCTGTTGCAGCACCTCTGGCCGGGCTGCGATGACGCTGATAGTTTGGAAGATGATGTTCGCAATGGCTGGGTCTGCGGACTCGACCGGGCCCACGTTGCTGCGTGCGAACTCCTCAAGGCGGATGCCCGCCTTGCTGCCAGCGACTATCGCCTTCCGGTTGCGCCGGCCCACGGATTTGACAGTGAAGCCCAGCTTCTTCACATGCTCCTCCCAGTTGGGGATTTCCGTGGACACCTGCGCGACCACGTCGTTGTTCATGTACGACGTGGAGCCATCCACAAGCTGCCGCTTCCATGCGTCAATGCCCTCGTCAATCCCGCTGGCAGTGTAGGCCCGACGCTGGTTGCTACTGGCGGCGGTCATGCCGATCTCGCGGGCGCTCTGATAGTGGCTCGCGGCGGCGCCCACTTCTTGGGCGGTGAACTGAAGCACGCGCTCCATGATGTTCAGTGCCGTGGACAGCATGGATTGCAACTCAACGATGGATCGGTTTCCCAAGTCAATTCGGTGAAACGCGGCCCGTTGATCCAACCCAGTGCGCGTCAACTTGACGGAATCGAACGGAATGAAGTTGAGGGTCCGATACTTCTGCTCGCCCAAGTTGCGCAGGTTCTCCACGTCCGTCTTGTTGACGAGGTTTGTGTCGTAGTAGATGACGTTGGCGAGGTTCTGTTTCGCTGTCAGGATCATCTGCGAAAGGATGTTGCCTAGGTGGTCCTGCCACGGAATTGTCTCAAGGGACAGGCTGGACGGCTGCCCGGCGGCGCTGTCCCAGTCGTAGCCCATGAACCACACCGGAGCGTAAGCACACGGGGCGGCCCAGATAACGGTGTCGTCGTTGGCGATGTCGAACCGGTGCCAGACAGGATACTTGTAGTCCCCCAGCCCCCAGTCCTTCGGCACCAGTTTCCAGAACATCGTCGTGATAAAGACGGCGTCGTCGCGGTTGGTGCTGGAGTAGTAGGCGGCTTTCTCCTCTCGGCGCAGACCCCCAGGCGCAACCACCGGTAGCTTCAGGTTGCACGGATATACCTCGCGGAAGTAGTTGGCCGACACGTCCGGGCTTAGCCAGTCACGGCTGCTGTGCGGGATGGACTTGCGGTTCCAGTACATCCGATTGTCCATGATGTCGCCGTAGCGCATCACGGCCCAATGGAACGCGTACTCGCAACCCGTGTCGGTGTTGAGCGTAGGGGCTGGATGATACAAGTCCCACCGCATGCGCGTCGGGTGGGGCATAATGTACCGCAACCCCTCCTTCTGCACCACCGTCTCTCCGTCAATCACCTGCTTCTCGCAGTGCCATTCCTCCATCGGGAATGCGAGACACACTCCATACTTGAGCGTCTGCTGGATGGCCTGTTTCAGATACACTGGATAGCCGTACCAGTTGGAGATCGTGTCAAGAATGTCGGTCCAGATGTCGCACAAGACGCGGTTCTCGTCTGTCTGCTTCAGCGGCGTCAGCGGAAACAGCGGCGACCGGTCGCGTTCGTTGTAGATCGTGGCAGTGCGGGCCGTGTGATACGCGCGCACCACAGGAATCATTATCTGGTAAAACACCGGCGGGTTAAGCACCAGCTTGACGCCGCCCGGCACGTCCACCCGCAGAAACAGGTCGTTCTCCGACAACCCCCAGTTCTTCAACTCCTGCTCCATCTGCGCCGCGGTCAAATTGCGCGACAGGAGCGACTGAACCAGCGTTGGCGTCGTCTGGGCAAATGGCGTGTCGTGCGCTTGGTCAATGGCCCAGTAGGTCCGGTACTCCTTCAGATTCATCTCCCGACCGTCACGGATGCGGTCGGCGAGTGTGTCCACCAGTTTGCGAATAAGCGGGTATTTGTCCGGATCGGCGAACAGGCGCTTGTACTCTCCGGACGAGATCCCCTTGGACTTCAGGAACCGGATGTCAACGGCCACTTAAACCTCCTGAGCCATCTTGCGAACAGCCGGATTCCGGTAGGCCGGGCCTTTCATTTCGGGCTCAGCTTCACCTTTATCATCCGCGCCTTCGCCGCCAGTTGGGCTGGCTATAGACACCTCGAATTCACCCGGGCTGATCTGGGTGAGTTGCACGTCGCCCAGATCAGAAAGGCTGTAGGTGGTGCCGTCCTTCCATTTTGAAATCTGCGGGAAGTCCTCCAAACTGAGGGAGAGCCGATTGTCTGCGGCTCCGGGTTCTTGACCCATTCCGGACGCCTCTGATGCCAACACGCCGTTTTTCATAGTTCTTCTGGCGCAAGTGGTCCCTGCGCTATATGCTGTGGTCACAATACGTTCACACCACAACGGATTGCAACCGAAAACATGACAAGTGAACCAGAGCCACAGGCGGCGCAAGATCCTCCTCTCAGAATCTCCCCCAAACAACACGAGGCTCTTGAACTGTGCCGGAAGAAGAAGTTTGTGCTGCTCAGTGGGCCGCGTCTGAGCACAAAAACATGCGGAGCACTTGTTTGCTTGTGCGACCATGCGTGGAACACCGACAGGGCCAACATTGTCATCGTGGCGGTCAGCCAGAGCGCCGGCATGGAAAGCGGCGTGTGGGAAGACCTCGTCAATACCGTCATTCCACAGTACATGGCCGCCCAGCGAGAGGGAATGGGCGAGCAGTGCATGGAGTGGGCCAGACGCCCGCGCATCGCGTCGGTGAGCAAGAAGCCCTACTGCGCTGTCACGAACAGGTTTGGCACGCACAGCCGCATATCCCTTGAGTCCCTCAAGATCGAGGCTGAGGTGGAACAGCGGTTTAAGGCGAAGCGATACTCCATGATGTACGTCCCGGAGTTGTCGAACTTCAGGAACCGCAAGACCTTTGACATTTGGTCCGAGTCCCTGCGCATGCTGCACCTGCGGGACGATCAACACCTGTTCTTGGCCGACACCAATCCATCGGATGAAGGCGAGGACTCGTGGATTTACCATGTCTGGTATTTGATGCGCCAGATGGAGTACCATGAGTATGTCAAACACAGCACCGACCGCGGCCTGCCGACGCTGCCGGAACGCACGTTTCTGTCGCTGCGCAACGCGTTGGGACTTCTTGAGTTCACCATTGAGGACAACATCTTCGCGACGCAGGAACGCATTGATGAGCTTGTGGCGCGGTATGCCCACGACATTGACCTATACAACCGGTACATCCGCGGGATGTGGGTCAAGGCGACGGAAGGCGCGCTGTTCGCCAACGTGTTCCGCGAGGGTGTCCACGTGCTGGGCGAGGTTGAGACGCCGGGTAATCCCGATCCGCTCATTCTCGTGCCAGAGGCGTCCACGATTGAACTGATAGCCGGCTGGGACCCGGGCAACAGCGCCAACAGCGGCGCGTGCATTCTTGAGAAAATCCAGATCACCAATGAACAAGGCCGGGCCGTGGTGGGCTTCAAGTTTCTGGACGAGTTGGTCGTGGTGGGGGTGGAGCACACGATTGAGGAGTTCACCGAGCGGTTCATGGAGCGCATGCGTTGGTGGGAGGAACGCATGGGTCGCAAATACCTGTGGCGACACTGGAGCGACCGCAGCGTGTTCGACATGAAGGAGCCACGCGGCAACCGCTACTACTACCAGTTGATCCACACCGCCAGCGGAGGGGAAATTACCCTTACCGCTGCCGACCGTGGGCCAGGGTCGGTGCGCCAGCGGGTGGACCTGTGGAAACGGCTGTTGTTCGAGAACAGGCTTTACTTCTCCGCCGACCGATGCCCGCAGATGATCGTGATGAACAAAACGATCAAGCGGGGCGTTGGTGAATTCGCCACGATCCAAAAGCAAAGCTCACACAAGCATGTCTTTGACTGCGCATCCTATCCGGTCGCCTCTGAGTGCTACGATGAAATCGAACAGGCTGCCATCACCATCCTCCGTCAGAACCGCCGCGATGCCGCTCCAGACGGTTTGGTTTCGGTTCCGGCGTAAGACGCTGCCACGACGGCTGAAGCTCTCCGCCGCGCTGGTGGTGGCTGCCGCGGCCAGCCTGTCCACGCCCCGGGCGTCATTCTGGAGGGTGGTGGACGCGCTATCGCTCTGGCGGGAGTACTCCGGACCGGCTGACCGCTCTCCACATTGGGTGTACTTCCGGCGGATGCGTGCATGCCGCAAGTGCCCGCTCTACTATGCGCCGCTCGGGACCTGTGGCAGCCCCCTTGTGCGTGCGTTGCGCAATCTGGGCTGCTACTGTAGCATGACCTTCAAGGCGAGCATCATTTATGCAGACTGCTGGTATCGAGAACACACCGACCAACGCGACTACGGATGGCCCGACTCCGCCCGACGCTTCAGCGATTGAGTTGGTCAACGACAAGATCGAGGAACTGGAGATTCAGGAGCAGTCCGAGCGCCTGAAGAAGCTCTCACTGATGCCCGAGGTCCGCGAGAAGTTGTGCGAGACGCGGCGGCAGATCAATGGCAGGAAGGCGCGGCTCATGGACCGCCTCACGGTCAGCGGGACGACGCTGATCTACCTGCTCAACTCAATCCACGATCTGGAGATGGTGCAGCGGGCTATGGGGAAGCTGGCGCGGGACAAGACGCAGGACGCGGAACTGCGCATCAAAGCCGCCGGGGTCGCCGGACAACTGGCCGCCGGGCTGTCGCGGCTTGGGGAGTGCGTGACCGTCGTGTCAGACAAGGAAAGCGGAGAGGTGAACCGGCGCAAGAAGGCGCAGGTGGTCAACCAGCAGTTCAACCAGCAGTTCAACCAGCAGTTTTACCCTCCGGTGGCCACCCCGCCTGCACGCGCCATAGTTGGCCCAGACCGACCTTGATTCTGGCGGTCAGATAAGCCGACGACTTCCAATGGAATCGTTGGCAGTTCGCAACGATAATGTCGCATGGCGAAAGACGTGTTTGAAAGCTACATCTGCGGAGTGGGCTTGACCGCTGTGGACCCGCTGCCGAGCAACCCAAGCACCGGCGGCGGCTCTGGCCTTTATGGAATCGGGTCGCCAGAGGGCGCTGAAGTCGCCGAGCCGGGGACAACCTACGCAGATGTCGGCGCCGACCCTGTCGAGCTTTGGATCAAGACTGCCGGCTCTGGAAATGTGGGCTGGGTTCCGCTTATCCAGTAATGAACATGAAACTCAACTTTATTCCACTGGTTTCCGGCATGGTGGCCTGCGCAACCGTGCTCACGGCTCAACCTATCACCAGAAATATCATCACCACCAACGCGAATCCGTCGTTCGTTGCGGGCGTGGCTGCCGGTGGCGGCACTGTAACTGAAACCAACACCACAACCCGAAGGGTTGCCATTCACATCAACACCAACGTCGTGAACGCGCTCGCGGCGGCGGAGGCGGCGAAGACCACGAACGGGCTGGGCTCGGCGGCCTGGGAGGCAGTGGAAGACTTCGATGCGTCAGGGGCGGCGCAGAATGCGACCAACGGGTTGAACGAGGCACTCGCTCCGCAGATTGCGTCGAAGCTCGCGACAAATGGGAGCGGGGCAGGATTAACGGCCTTGCCTGCCGGCCAATTGACGGGGACGGTGCCCGATGCGCGGTTGAGCACGAACGTGCCCACGGTGGAAGTCTCGCTCGACAGCATGCAACGCTGGAACGTGGCCTTGGCGAATCTGGCCTACGGTTCAAACTATGCGGCGGGATTCGCGCTGCTCGGCGACTCGTGGACGGCGAACTCGAGTAATCAGGGCCTGCTGCGGTCGAACCTGGTTGAGCGGTGGGGGAACTCGGGTTGTGGCTGGGTGCCGTTATGCACTTCCAACTACGCCTTACCAGCGAGTACCTCAATCGGAACAGCCGGAAGTTGGACCAACGTTGGCTATTACGCCGCCGGGCCGAATCTAAGCAGCATTTCGTCGAGTGACGCCGCCACCCCAGCCACGATAACGCTCACGAATGGGCCGGTCACGACTTTCGTTCTTCACTACCTTAAGCAGAGCGGCGGAGCAGCGTTCTCGTACGCAGTTGACGGGGGATCATGGACGACGAATACAAGCG